AAGAAGCAATGACAGAAGAGATTGCACTAGAGACAGTAGTAGAAGAAGAAGTAGTTACAGAGACACCTGCCACAGAAGAGATGGCTATTGATCCTGCTGCTGATGCTGAAGCTATCCTGGCTATAGTTCAACCTGTAATTGATGAGCAAATCAATGCTATTATAGCAATGATAGCTGATCTAAGAAATCACATGGAGGAAGTAATGTCTGAAGGTGAGCAAGTAGTAGAAGTAGAAGCTACTAAACTATCACAGAATGAGAAGTTCAGTATGGTAAGTAAATTTTTAAACAATAATAACTAAATAAAAAACAAAAAAAATGAGTAGAAAATTAAGATTTAACTTGGACATTGATGCATCTGCATTATTACAAGCAAACAGTGAGGCTTTTTATAGCCGAGCTTATTTAAATGAGGAAGTAGTAGATAACTACCGTACATTACCAGGAGTAAAGTATAAGACTAAAATTTCAAATGTAGTATTTGGTCAAGTTTTACAAGCTGAGAACTGCGGATTCAATGCATCTACTGATGACCTTGCATCTGTAGAGATTGATGTATGTTCTCTATCTGCAATGGCACAAATTTGTCAGTTTGACTTAGAGCAGTCTTTTGTATCATTACAAATGACTAAAGGATCTAATGGTGATTTCACTGTTGCATCTTTTATGGATTACTATTGGAATGAGATGTCTAAGACTATTGCTGAGAACATTGAGAAGTTACGATGGAGAGGTGATACTGAAGATGCATCTCCTGTATTAAATCTATGTGATGGATACAAGAAGTCTTTAGTAGCTGATGCTGCTAATGTAATTGACATTGCAAATCCTGTAGCTATTACACCATCTAATGTACTTGCTAAATTAGCTCTAGTATATGCTGCTATCCCTCCTACTGTAATCTCTAATCAAGAGAACTTGAGAATTTATGTATCTGCACCTGTAGCTACATCTTATCGTGCTGCTGTTGCTGCATCAAACACTCAAGCTAACTTGACTCAAGCATTAGATTTCTCTTATCTTGGAATAAAGATGGTATTATGTGGTGGAATGGGTACTGACTCTACAATCGTAGCTACATTGAAAGATAATTTAATCTATGCTTTTGATGCAGAGGGAGATGGTAAAGCATTACGAGCTGTAAATTTAGCTGATACTATTGCTGAGCCTGTAATCAGAACTCGTGCAAATATGAAAGTAGGATTTACTCATGTTAATGGTAATGAGATTGTATTCTACAACTCTGCATCTTAATTAACTAATTTATAAATCTAAGGGAGTGAAAGCTCCCTTTACTTAAAACATATACAATGAGCTGTGAAGCATTACAATCAATCGCAAAAACCTGTGATAATAATACAGGAGGAATAAAGACCGTATGGATTTGCCAACAAGAAAATGTTACTACTGCTACTCCTGCTTGGGAGATAACAACATTAGTTCTTACAGATCCTGCTAATGTCTATGCAATCAATAGAAATACAGGTAACTATACTGAGGATACTGCAGTAGATCTAATCAATGGCTCTAGCTTTGTTACTCAGACTATTACTCTAATGTTTAATCGTAGAGATAAGGACAAGTCAGAAGCTATCAATGTACTTGGATCAGGGCAGCAATACTTAGCTGTATTTATCCAGGATGCAAATGACAAGTATTGGTACTTTGAGAATGTACAACTTACTGCTACAGGTGAGGGATCAGGTACAGCTCGTGCTGATGGATCTAAATATTCCATCACACTACTTGCTGAGTCTGAGCATTTAGCTTATGAAATACTTAGTACTGAAATTACAAATAATGCAGGAGATTTCCCACTACCTACTCAAGCATAATTACAACACCCTAATAATTAAAGCTCTAGTAATACTAGGGCTTTTTTTTTAAACATTTTTTGACCTTAGTATAATATAGTTATATGATATACATTAAAAAAGATGAGGTCAATCAGATTATCCTTACTCTCACTGAGGTAAGTACACTGCCTAATCCTTATTATTTATTTGTTTTTCAGAATGAAATGGACAAGCTGTCAACACCTATTACATTCTACACTGCTGATCTATCAGCTTATCCTGAAAGATTTAATCAATTTGAGCTCGATGAGCCTGTAGATTTGGAACTAGTAAAAGGACAGTATACATATAGTATCTATGAGTCAAGTACCACACCTCCAACTATTGCAAACTCTACAGGGTTTGTGATTGAAGAGGGCAGGATGGTAGTATCAGGACCAATAGTATCATCAATTTATGAGTAATTATGGCATTTAAAGATTTTTTTAAAACAGTAAAGCATGAAATAGTAGAGGGATATCAGTCATTCTCTACTCCATTCCTTAAAGTAGGAGGTGCAAATCTAACTCTACCTTATGTTAATGGTAGGAATCAGACTAATGGATACATCCCCTTTGGGCAGGATAACCTATTCCCTGAGCTACTCAATCAGATATACTACAGCAGTCCATTACATGGCTCAATAGTGGGGTATAAAGTGAATGCAGCTGTAGGAGGTGGATTTAATATTGTAGCAGATAGGCTTACTCCACAGGATAGACTAGAGCTATATACATTAGAGAGAAAATTAAACATAAAAAAAGTAGTTCCTGCAGTAACTCAGCAACTAATACTACATAATAGAGTTTATTTTAAGCTATGTTTTGATGATAAGATGAAGCTCACAAAAATAGTCAATCTATCTCCTGAGAAACTTAGAGTAAACTTAGACCGTAAGAGATACTATATTTGTGATGATTGGTCTAGTAGGATTGGAGTCCAGGAGATAAGGAGATACACTCCTACCTCTAGAGATTATGAGCAGTTATTTGTATATGAAGTAGAATGTATTGGGCAGGATTATTATCCATTACCTCAGTACACCTCAGCTCTTAACTTTGCTTTCTTATCAGGTGAACTTAGCTATTTTGCTAAAAGTAATATACAAAATTCAGTTTTTCCTAGCTTTGCTATGATGTTCCCTAAAAGACCTCAGTCTGAGGAGGAGAAAAACATGATAAGAAATACCATTGATAGATTGAAAGGTGCTGCTAATGCAGGTAAAGCTGTGGCATTCTTTGCTAATTCACAGGACCAACTGCCAAAGATAGAGTCACTACCTACTAATGGTAATGATAGTCTATTCCAAGAGGCATCACAGCTGAATACTGAGCAGATTTGTTTTAGTCACACTATAGATCCTATACTTATGGGAATCCGTACTACAGGCTCACTAGGTAATGGCTCAGATATTAAGCAGGCTTATATCATATTTGAGAAAAATGTAGTAATGCCACTAAGAGACCAGGTTGCTGACATCTTTAATGAGCTGTTATTCATAGCTAAGATAGATGCAGATTTCACTATCAATAACTATCAGATTATAAACGAGGCAATAGTAGAACTTGAGGGAGATCCATCTAAGACTAATGATGCACTTAATACATTGAATCCTGCAATAGCTGCTAAGGTCCTAGAAAATATGTCTAAGAATGAGATAAGAGCTTTAGCATCTTTACCTCCATTAAATGATACACCAACACCAACAATCTGATGCTATACTTTATAACAGAAACCTATCTTAAGAATAACACACCCATCACAGCCAATGTAGATGTGAATAATGTCACTCCCTACTTAGCTACTCAAGCTCAGCTTAGAATCATGCCTATCTTAGGTACTACATTCTATAATGATTTGCTAACTAAGTACAATGCTCAGACTTTATCACCTGATGAAGAGGATCTAGTAGCATTCATACAGCCTATTATAGCATGGAGAGCAGCAGAAGATGCTGTATTTGGTCTTAGTCTACAGCTAAAGAATAAAGGTCTACAGACTCAATTTGGAGATAACTCAGCATCTGTAGATAGAGGTACTATAGCATTCAGTATGGAACACTATGCACAGAAAGCCTCGTTTTTTGAGCAAAGATTAATCAGATATCTACTAAAGAACAGAGCTTTGTATCCAATATTCACTAGCACAACTAACAGAGATACTGACTTAAGACCTATGATAGATGGATGTAACTGTCTATCTAATGGAATGCTAGAGTGCAATGGTCTATGTGGAGGTGCAGGAAATAATGGTTATAACAATTCAATCTTAATATTATGAATCACTCAGGAGT